CGTTCCACGTAGCCGTGACGCCAGACGCATAGGTAGCCATGACGGTCCTCCGTCAGGCTTACCGCTCGAGCTTGATCGTCGCCTGGCCTCGGATGGCGTCCTGCGTGGCGAGCGTCAGCGTCGAACTCGTTACGGTGCCGTTCTTGCTGCTCACGCCCGTAAGGGCCGAGCCACCGATGGTGAGCACGAACGCTCCGGTGCTCTTGTCAGCGATGAACGTCTTGCCGATGTAGTCAAACGTGACGCTGCGGCCGGTTTCGCCAGAGGCGGCACCAGCAAGCGGAAGCTCGAGAGTCTTGGCGGTTTCGCCGGCAGTCTGGCCGAGATGCGATACGGAAATCTTGTCTTCGTCCGCCGTGGGGTCGGTGGCACTGACAACCACGTTGGTGACGGTGTAGGTGGTGCCGTTGAACGAGAGAACTGTGCCGGAACCGTCGTGCGGGGTTTCAAATGCCATCTGCTAAATCTCCTGCCAGAGGATTGAGTACTGCTGTTGAACGGTCAGAATCGGCGGCAAGTCACCGCCAGCCAGTTGCACCACGCCGTCTGATTCGGTGTCCAGTGACACGTTTCGGACGCTCACGTAGTTTTCCACGGAGGTGCCGTATCCATCCAGAACCGAGCGGCACTTGTCAGCGATGTCTCGGGCCTCTCCGTACGTCTCGGCGTACACGTCCACGGCCAGCAAAACCGTTCCCATCCCCATCGGCCCGGATAGAGACTGCGACCTTTGCACGGCGGTGCGACGCCAGGTAATGAACGGGAGCGACGCCGAGGCCGGGGCCACGACGGGGTAGACACGCTGGCCCACTAGGGCGGCCACCTCGGGGCTTTGAACCAGGGCATTGGCTAGCAGCTGCTCGGGGCTCTTCAGTGGCATGGCTACTCTCCGATGACGCCAGTGATGGTTCCGCTACCGCTGGTGGCAACCTTCGCCAGGGCGGCATCTAGCGAGATGCTGAGCTCACGGTTCAGGATCTCAGCGACTTGGTTGCGGGTCTGGGCAAATGCCGTTTGAATCGGCGGACGGCCAGCACGGCCACCCGGCTCAACTGCCGGAAGTCGAATCGCCCCCTGGCCTTTCTTCCCTTTCATGAAAAAGGCGTAGGGCTGCGACTTCGTGCCGTCTGGGTTGATGCTGAACGGGCCACGAGCCGCAAGGCTTGAGGCGATGACGGCCCCCTGGCCTTTCACTTGGTGAGCGTTGACGCTTGCCACCTTGCCAGACTTCATCCGGCGAGTGTGGGCCTTACGCTGGAAAGGCTTGTCCGAAACCTTCTCAACCACACGCTCTTTCGTTCCAAACTCCAGCCACCACTGATGAAAGCCACGCTCCTTGCCAAGCCGCACGCTGCCTGGGCCGGCTGTGCCTTTCTCCTTGGACGATTGCCGAAAGCCGATAAGGCCAACGGCCGCGCCGTCTTTCGGATACTTCACCACTTTGTAATGGGCGGCACGCAGCAGGTTGCCCGTTGGCCCTACTGGCGTGACTTCACGCAGCCGTAGATACGCCGGCCAGACGGCACGCTCCAGAGCATCGCCGAGGATGTCGGCCAATCCCTTCTTCCCGTCAGAGCCAAACAGGTTGGCCAGTGCCTTCTGCTTCTCGTTCAGATCCGAGGCGTCGAGGCTAATCGTGATGAATGCCACTAGGTCGCCTCCTGGCACAGCAGCTCGTGCTCTGTGCGGTTGCCGTGCTCGAGAAGGCTGACGATCTCCAGCGTGCGGCCACGCCACTGAAGTCGCATTTGCTGCGTCAGGCCGGACAGATACCGCATTCGCACTCGATGGCTGGCCTCGGTCTGCTGCTGGCCCTGCAAAAAGAACTCACGGGACGAGATGCCTTCGACGCTGGCCCAACGGGTGGCGAACGTGCTCCACGTCTGCACGGCCTCGCCCAGGCTGTTCCGATTGTCGGACGCCTGCTGAACGGTTACACGCTCACGGAGCTTGCCGATGTCCATCAGTCGTCTGCCCAGATAATGACGGTGTAGGTGCCAGTGGTGTCGTGTGCCATCAGCTGGAGCACAGGCTGCGTGCCGTCAAGGTTCGTCACGGCGGCCTCTCCGCTCTTCGACATCAGCCGGAAGTCCGTTGTGCCGGATTCGTTCAGCTTTCGTGGCGTCGAGCCTGACCATGAGTAGGCCAGCTTCCGAGTATTCACCAGCGACACGACAGCCCCGGAGGCGTCACGGTAGTTCGTGAAAGTCAGCGTCGTGGCGGCGGTGCCAGCCGTCCCGGTGATCCGCACCACCTGGCCGCTGGTGTATCCATTGGACGATTCCAACGACAGCACCTTCAGCCGGGCGGTGCCAGACTTGTCGTGGAAAAGAGCGTCAACAGTGATGCGGCCGTCGATGCTCATGGGCTGTAGAGAATGGCGGTGTAGGTTCCGCCGGCTAGTGATTGCACGGCGATGCCGTACTCGGCTTGCACGGGAATGACGATTGTCTTTCCGGGCTGCACGGAGACTCGTAACGAATACCCTCCAACGTCATCGGTCTGCGAGATGATGCAGTCAGCCGAATGCACGAACGCCATGATCGTTGGAGAAATACCGACGAGGTTTCCGGCGGCGTCACGGTATTGGTCGGTCGGTATCTGCTGTGTGCCAGCGGAGACTGTTCTAGTGACTGACGCCACAACACCATCGGTGTACTGCGCGGAACTGCTAAGGCTCAGCACATTGATGGCGTTGGTGCCGTCCTTGTCGTGGAACAGCACGTCAACGCTGATGCGGCCTTCCACGCTCATCGGTAGGAGCCCCAGCGTTGCGAGTCGAGAAGCGACTTGACGCCGAATGGCACCTCGTTGAGCGAGCCAGACTCGGCCGCAGCACGCTTCTCGTAGAGGATTCCGACAATCATCAAGATGGCGTGGCGGATTGCGGCGGGCACACTAGATCCGGCAGCCCCGTACCCTGCCCACCACGTCACGCTCACGGCGTTGTCATCCATCAAGTGCGGCGGCCACGTTTGGCCATACAGCGTCTTCACCGCTCCCGGTGTGCTGTTGCGGTCCACTCGGTAGCTGGCCGTGGAGTAGGTAGCCGTTGTGCCGTTCTCGTAGGTAAACGTCAGGGCCACAGCCGTCGTGGTTCCAGCTGTCGCCATCGGCGGCCGTGGCAACTCAATGTCGTGGGTGCCATCCGGCGGGAACGAGTCGAACCGCATCACCCACTGCGTATTTACCAGCGTGCGGTCTAGGTACTGCTCGCACCACTCACGGCCGGCAGTGATGAGCGTGCCGATGTAGGTGTCATCGTCGCTCGTATCAACCCGCAGGTGGGCCTTCGCCTCGGCTACGGTAACGGGCTCAACGGCTGGCCCGGTCTGGCGTGTCAGGCTTCGGTACTGCACGGCGTCGGCTCCTCTTCGGCGTGGCGTCTGCGGTTTCTACGTCGTGCTCGATAGCAGCCGTTTCAATCAGCGACGGCTGGTTGTCTTCGACGGCCACCCGCTGGGCGAGCAGCTGCGTGGTGATGCCGCCAGGAAGCTCAGCCGTCTGGCCCTTGCGGTATCCACGCCACGCTCGGGTGAACTTAATCTTCGGCATTAGGGCACGCTCCATGCAGATTCGGGACGTTTCCCGGTGTTCGTGAACTCGGTAGTCCACTGAAAAACAGGGCCGGCGAGTTGTTTCCCTGGCCACGTCACGACGTACTCGCCGTGGCCCAGCACGACACGGGGAGACACGAAGACACGGTTTCCGCTGTCTCGCCAGTTCCGCCACCACCAGATGTCAGGATCGACGCGCCCGTCGTTCCACGAGCCTTGCGGATCTGGCTTGCTCCAGAACCATGGCTTCTTCGCACGCTTGAGTGCGGCCGTGCTAATGACGGTGCAGCCAAAGTGTGCGGTGTCCACTTCTTGCACAGGCTCGGCAAACCACGACGTAGGCACCGCCGTGTGTCCTTCGTCTGGCGGATCGTCGAGCGTGCCCTTGAGCGTGAGCATCGGGCGGCCGTCTTCCCGCTTTGTCTGCAGCCCAGTGATGGCGTCACATTGGAACGTCATGGCCATGGCGAAGAGCGTCTCAACGTCCTCCTTGGTGAAGAACGTGTCATAGTCAATCGCTAGCAGGTACTCGGCTTTGTCGATGAACTGTTCCATCACCCTGGTGTTTACCTGATCCCAGAACGCACCAGTGCCCATCGTGGGGCGAATGCCCAAGGGCATGAGTGCCTGAGCCCATGCGAAGTGATTGGCCGTGAACGACAGTCTAGGCATCGACAGGATGGCTTCGACTCGGATATCGACTTCGGTGCCACCTACCTTGACCAGCATGCGTGCCTCAAAAAAGAGAGCGGGCGGCCCCGTCGTGGAAGCCGCCCGCTCAAGATTGCACACCCGTCAAGCCGTCAGGCTCACGCACCCACAAGGCCGATCATCGGGCCGGCCACGGTGTCGGTGCCCAGGTTCGCGTGCGTGATGGCGACGCGAGCCACTGCCCGAATCACGGTCTGGTCGCTCAGGAAGTTCACCTGATCGCTGCTGGCGATCTCGATGGCCTGGCGGATGCCGTAGTAGGAGCTGTTCGCCATGTTCCCGTAAAGGGCCATGATCGCACCCGTCGAGTCCGCACCGGCCGGCAGGCGGTCGGTGAGGACCACTTCCGAGCCGAGGAACGTCGGACCCATGCCCTGCGACAGACCAACCGACCCGCCCTGAGCGAGGTCAAGGTTCTGCATGCACGACGCGAAGAAGAACGGCGAGCAGAACCACTTGGCACCAGCACGCGAGTGCTGCGGAACCCTGGCCATCATGGCCAGCAAGTTGGCCTTGGTCACCTCGTCGGGCGTGTCGCCGGCAGCCGTCACGAGCGAGGCGGCGTAGGTGGCAGCAGACGCCGCCAGCAGGCCACCCGTGTAGGTCGTGACGAGCCCGGCAACCGCTGGAGCGTTGCTGGGGTTGCCGCTCCAGGCAGCCTCTTCCACGGCGTTGGAGAGCGTCAAAGCCAGCTCAGCAGCGATCCAGTCTGCGATCGACACGATGGAGTCCTGCAGGAGCTCCGACGCGACGACCACAGCGCCCGTGACCTTCTTCGCAGTCAGGGTGACCTGATTGGAAGTCGGGTCGCTGGCAGTGATGGCAGCGTTCTCAGAAACCCAATAAGCGGTGGAACCCGCGGTTCTGCGAGGAAAGAGAAGCACGTCGCTCGGCATCACCACGTTGGTGGCGTTCTGAGCAAAGGCCGAATACTGATCCACCAGTCGGATCACGGTCGAGGAGAGCACGTCAGGCACGAAAGCCGCACCAGTGGTGCTGCCGGTCGAGCCCTGAGCACGAGCCTCAACGCCGTGATCCTGGCACCACCGCTTGGCCTCCACGTCGCCGCCCTTGGCCTTGAACCACATGCCCACCGAGTAGGCGTCCTTGGCGTTCTCAAACGCACGGAGCCGGCCCGAGAACGGAACCGCTTCAATGCGGACCTTCTCGCTTCGCTCTTCCTTCACCTCGGGAGCGGGCGAGCAACGCTCGACAACGCTGCGGAGGTTCTTCGCCGACTCGACCACCTTCTTCTCGAAGTCGATCTTGGCGGTCAGTTCGTCGGCACGCTTGTTGAGGTCGATGAGCTCGACATCACGGGCGGTCGTGTCTTCGGCCTCGACAGCACGCACGGCGTCGATCCGGTTGGCGAGGGAAACGGCCTCGTCCTGAAGCTTCTTGAGGTTGTCCACTGTGTAATATCTCCGCCGGCGGTATTGCCGATGGAGTCCACAGTGCCACTAGCGTGCCGTCCTCTTGCAGAACCGCACTTCCGAATGTGTTGTTTTTACAAACGCCACAGCACGAGCCCCGCAGCGTGGGCAACGCAAATACTGCTGACGCTCGTCACCACACGGGCGAGATGAGCGGCACCGCAACTTCTCGCCGCAGGTGCAGCGGGCTTCAGACATTGCGGAGCCTCAGTGCCCACGCAGCAGCTGCGTCACGCACCAGCGAACGCACGGCACGCTTCACCTCGGGCTCGGCATCAGCGTCCGACTCAACGGCGGCAGCCTGGGCGGCTAGCCACGCCTCGTACGAACGCTGGGCCACTACCGCAGACGTAGCACTGCCGTAGGCTGGCACGTTCACTGGGCCAACCTCGTACAGGCCGGAAGCCTCAACCACTTCACGGATGGCCTTGCCGCCTTCGTCCGTGGTGAACCGCTCGCCCTTCTGGCTCACGGTGAATGCAAACGAACTGCCACGCAGATTCCGAGAACGCACCAAGGCGAGAACGTCACGGCCAGCCGAGGTGTCTGGCGGCTCCACCACGTACGAAATGCCACGGTCATCGGCGATGATTTCCAGCGTGCCGGCCGACTCACGTCCTAGCAGCATGTCGCTGTTGTGGTTGTAGTAGCTCAAAATCTCGCCCTTGCCACGCTGGCGGCTGAGCACCTTGTCGAAGGCACCGGGCAGGATTCGCTCACGAAACCCGCCGAGATCCAGCGACAGCCGGTTGTACGGCACCGCCAAACCACGGATTGCCTCGCGCCCGCTGGCACGAGTCTCAATCGCAAGCTCGCACTCGGGTGCCTCGTCCACGGTCAGGTAGCGGCGTTCAAGTTCCATCGGTCTGCTCCTGTTCTTCTGCCTGGTCCTCAGCGTCATCCTCGGGGCTGTCCTCGCTCTCGACGGCTGGGGGCTCGGGCATTGGCTCCGCAGCCGGCGGCTCTTCGCCCACCTTGTCGAGCGTCGTCATGTTGAGTTGCACGAAGTGCTTGTCACCTTCCGGCCCGATTGGGTTGAGGTTCTCAAGCTCTCGGATCTCGTTAATCGTCATCCAGCCGTTTTGCAGGGCCGAGACGAAATACGCTGAACGGCTGGCGTGGTCGCCACGCAGTAAACCGCTGACGCTGTGCTCAGCGAAATACCGCTCATCGTCCACGATGAGGTCACGGGAGATGGCGGCTTCCCAACGCTTCAGGTGCGGCAGCAGGCAGTGCTGCACGAACTCGGTCCCCTGCACCTCAATGTTTGAATAGGTGCTGCGGTCCAGCTGCTGAATCAGATGAGGCGGCACATGGAAGATCCGGCAGCACTCGTACACGGCGAATGCCCGGCTCTCCAGCATCTGGGCAGCCTCGTTGCTGCTGCTCAGTTCTTTGGCGGTAACGCCTGCAGGGAGCACGGCTGTTCTGAAAGCCCGGTCGCTGCCTCTGTGCATCCGCTCCCAGCTGTCACGCAGACGCTCGGCAGCCTCTGTCGGAATGGGGTTGCTGCTCTCAAGGATCACGCCAGGACGTGCCCCGTTGCCAAAGTACGTGGCAGCGTGTGCCTCCAACGCCTGCGAAAGGCCAAGCACGTTCTGAAAAAGTTTGTATGTCGGAATCGCCTTGATGCCGTCCTCGGTCGTGAACCGCAGGCAGAAAATCTGCTCCTGGCTGTAGACCGTCTGCCGGCCATTCGGCTCACGGTAGATGTACCGCAGCGTGCCGTTCTCCAGCCGCTCCACTTCCATGCGGCTGCTGTGCAGCGGCCACAACTCCGAGACGGCACCTCGAGCACCGGGCCGGATCTCGGCGTAGCTCGCACCGTAGTGGAGGTACATGCCCGTCATCCAATCACGAAACTCTTGAGCCGTCTGCCACGGGTTGGGCTGCTGGTGCAGGAGCCGATACACAGGGTGGCTTGTGGCCTTCTGCTTTCCGCCGTTGGCCATCCGCTCGTAGACGTGCAGCGGCAACGCCGAGACTGCGTCCGAAATCACCCGGATACAGGCCGTGTAGGCAGAGCAGGCCATCGAGTTGTCGGCGTTGACTCGGATGCCAGACGGCGTGCGAGACGGCGAAACCTCGGGCCAATCAATGCCCCGGAGGTCAATCATCTTGAAGTCGGCGGCGGCGTTTTCGCTCATAGACTGATGATGTCCCAGGATTGCTCGGGTGCTGGTGCCGTTGCTGTGTCGTAG